AGACGAATATATTTGCCCGGCTGCTATCATATCACCCAAAGCCATTGTGACACCTTTTACATGTGCAGCAGACAATCCCAATCCACTCGTTGCATCACCAATCTGTTTCATTACCCAAGGAATGGCTTTTGCTTCAAATCCAAATGCAACTAATCTTTTTCCTGAATCTGCTAATTCATTAAATGTATAAGGTGTTTTAGCTGCCATAGTTGACAGTATGCCTAATGTTTCTGCTGCTTGTTCGGAACTACCAGTTAATGTTGTGAGTGCAATATTATTTTGTTCCATAGACCTGCTAAACTCCCACCCAGCTGCAACAACATCTTTGAGTCCATTTACTAATGAATCAAATGCAAAATCGGCGACATTAAAAGCTAATGCGCCTTTAAGCATATTGCCCATAGAGGAGAGCTGATTAGAAGCACCTGACATGTCAAATTTCATATTCTTAAATGCATTTTTCAATTTGTCAATTTCATTGTTAAAACTACCTGCATCTAACCCTAACCTAACAATGATATCACCAAGTGTAGCCATCTATTTTACCTCCCCTCCATATGCAATACAAATAGCGTTACATACGTTTGCTATTTCATCATTTGTCATTACTTTTTTCTTTTTCTTCTTTTCTTGTGGCATGAAATCTTCCTCAGAAAAAGGAGTCGGTTTTTTCTTCTTGTCTCGGTTTACATTTGCAATAATAGAACATATCCTGGCAGCTCTTCTGTCACCAATTGTTTTTTCCATTTTAACTCTTTTAAAGTATTGTTCATAATATAGTATAAATTCACGTGGTGTCATTTCGAAAAACTGTTTTGGTAATAATCCTGCAAAATAAGCATGTTTTTCATATGTTTTTATGAATTCACCTGGGGCAGAATCTTTATTATTATTTTTCTCCCCAGGTTCTATTCCCCCTCAACTACATTTTCATCCATATTTCCAAGAACACCACTGTCAATTAAGGCTTTCATGCTCTTTTCTGCAAAATAATCAATTTTTGAACCTTTTTTGATTTCTTGACCAATCCATGTCCCAACTATGTCTATGCTTATATTTGGATTTTTCCATCTTAGACCTGCCCATACTAACAATCTAAGTAAATTTAATCCTGCAACATCTTCCTTCATCAATGAATGAATACCTTTGCCTGAACGTTCTTCAATTGCACAGATGGAATTAAAATCATACCTTAATTCCATGTCCTGATTATTTAAATTTAATATAACCATTTTTTGCCCTTCTTCCTTTAAATTATTTTTATACCTTAGTTAAGATTGGTAATCCTGAAACCTTCAATGTACCTGACATTTCAACTTTTTCATCATGTGGGGCTGTTGATTCTAACCCCTTAACATACGATTGAAATTGTAAAACAGTAACGCTTGGTGTTGTAGGAACTGTTATCGTTGCGGTAAATGATGATGTAGTTATCTGTTGTGCGAAAATATTCGCATAATCAGTATAATTCATATTACCTTCAAAAGCAATTTCTCCAGGATCAGTTAATCCTTTAATAAATTGTCTTATCCTATCGCTGTCATTATGTGTTGTCACGTCAATGTCATCACTGCTAAAACCAGGCAATCCAATACTAGTTAATTCACTTATTGTTGTTGATCCTAATCCTAACGCTGCGCCATTTCCAAATGTGCCAGTACTCATTAATAATCATCCTTCCATTAATTTATTTTCATACTGAATGAGCTGTGTCAGAATGTGCCCATACTCTATATCTTGCACTAATAATTCTTTTGTCATCATCTCTAATTGTCCTTACATTGTCAATTTTGCACATTAACATATTGTAATTAGTAAGTGTAAATCTATGTACATTTAAAACCGTATTCATTGCCTCAAGAATTTTTTTAGCAGTATAAAACCCTAATCCAGCAGGTTTTGTATAAATTAAAAATGTAACTGTATCTTCAAATCCTAATTTATCTAATCTGTTATCACTTATTTCTGTTGTTTCAGATATTACAACATAAGGATAATCAGTATCCGTAGGTGGTTCGTCATATAGCTTGCTTCCTATTAACGTCATGAATGAGCTATTCCCATTCAGTGCATCATATAAGGCTTTTTGTATTTCCCATGTAGCACTCATTATATCACCTTCTTATAGCTCTTTGCAGTACTGGAATTAATTTTTGCTTTGAATATTCAAATGTAGTAAACAAATAAGAATCATATAAAAATTCAATCTTTGCAGCATATGGAACATCTGTACCAACTAAAACCTCTAAATCTTTTGCCCGTTCTATTATACGCCCTGTAAATGATTCTCCACTTACATCTGCTATATATTTATGTATTAAATAATTGCTTGAACAATATTTTTTATTATATTTTGCGTATATGCTTTGTCTTAATCTACCCGTCAAAACATGTCTATCTGATGTTAGTTTGTTATAACCACCAATTACAATTTCTTCCACTGCAAATTTAACCATAGCATCTTTTAATTTTGTTTTAACTTTTGTTTTGTTTTCGTTTATCATATCTTTTATCTGAGAACTATTCAATATTGTAAATTTTATTCTCATTATACCACTTCCTCTCTGCAAACAAGCTTCATCATTCTACCTCTATTTACATTATCAGAAACGGTTTCTATAACAAGTGTTTTACTACCATATGATAATCTATTTTTATTTGTTACTGTTGAAATATATCGCATAATTACATTCCATTTTGTATATTGCTGTTTCTTATTTTGTTCATAAGATTCGTTTGTACCAGCTACCATTTGACAATTAGCCCATTCTATTGATGCAGATGACCATGATGTAGTGTAACAACCTCCAATAAATGATGTTCTTGTTTCTGTCATTACGGATACTCTATGTGGTAAATGACACAACATATTATATCAACCCCTTACCAGTATGAATTGGCATTATCAACGTCTTAATTCCAATAGGTAATTGTCCATCATATGAGACAGACCATTCACCCTCATTAATTCTGGTTAAATATTCTTCTCTGTTTTCATATAAAAATGCTACCGTTCGACATATTGCAGTTTTAAGTATTTGTAATTCTTGTAAATCACTTGAGGTATAAGTTGATGATGTAAATAACCCTGTTTTATATGTAATAGTATAACCATCACCGTCTCTGCCTTCATTAAAAAACCCGTCAACATGATATAACGTGTTGTCGACAATACGATAGTACGACGAATATGTTATGTTGACAGGAACAGTATCATCAAAATCCTCGTAATATGAAACAGTAGGGATTCCAATAATAGGCTGTCTTAATAATTCTATTGTTTCTATTCCACCTTTTTGATATTGTTTCCATGTCTGTTCACATATTGCAAGACCACCGCATTCACGTTCAATTATGCTTGAAGCTGCTTTAATTAAATCATCAAATAAACTATCATCTGTAGTATCTGACCCCATTTTACAATAATTTTTAGCTTCTGAGCGTGTAACTATTGTCAATGTTGGCCCTGATGTTTGTTTCAATTTGATATTTTGTAATGGAGGTGTATAACTTAAATTTGAATTATTTCCACTGCTAATATACCAATTACCCATTATTTACCTCCTTTATGATTCATACCATGTAGGTGATACAAAAACAGTATTTGTCCCACTACTAGAATTTGCCAATGTAATTACATATTGTGTATTTTGCTTTAATATGTATTCATTCGAACCTACATTATCAGCACCAATTCTATTAGCTCCCTGATTAGTTCCACCACCAACATAACTTGTACTAATAGTTGTTCCGGCTGTAGACAATGTAATACCGGTTTTTATAATTACAGATGATGTTTTCGCTGATAATCTATTATGATTATATACTGTAGCTGTTGTTCCTCCTGTAATTGTTGCATCTTCTTGAAGTCCAATTGTAACTTTATCTGCTGATGTAACAACTTTTTCATTTTTATAATGAATCACTTTATTAGATGGTGTTTTAATTCCTATATAATAAAATGCACCCGTGCTTATATCTTGTATATGTCCAGCTTCATAGAAATCACCTTCATGTATTTCATGATGTTCTACTGGAATTTCCAAGGCAGCATTTGTATATGAGTCATATTCTCCAAGGGAACCCCCTGCTAATTTAGCCATAATATATCACCCCTAACTGAAGCTAAAGTTAAATGTATAGGTAATTTTCATTGTTTGTGTGCTTGTTTTTGTAATGCTTGCAGGTAGTAATGTTTGTGCAATTGGCTCAAATCCAGTGAAATTATTAGGAAGAATACTAGTAGTAGTAGTCCAATAATGCATTAATTTAGTATCAAGATCAAAACATGCCGAAGATGCACTTGTTGAAGCAGTATTTTGAAAGTCTGATTCAAAATCATAAAGTACGTTTCCGCTACCATCAAATTCAAGTATTGCTGCAACTCCTGATGTTGCACTTATTAAAAACATAGAGCTACCATCATTACAAAATGAACAATTTCCGCTAGTAATTTGTCCATCTGTAATATTTCTTCCTGCTGAATACAGATTATACGTATTTTCTAATGATCCAGCCGTATCAAATTGATATAAATTCCAAGTTGTAGCATCAACTCTACGGAAAGTATAAATTTTGCCTCCAAAACATGTAAATCTAACAGATGTATCAAAATATGTTGCTTTAGTAATGCTCCAAGATGTAAGAACAGTGCCAGATGTATCTAATTTATACATTTTATCATTTTGGTCTCCAAATACCCAAAAATTAGTTCCATCCCATTCTATACCCTGTAAATCATTGTCTGAAGCTGATATATCCTTAAATGTAATTGAAGCATCATGACCGTAATTACTTGAAATTGATTTAGCTGTTTTATATATTATACCACTTGCCCCAGTAGTATATATGTCTCCATTATATACGCATGTTCTGCAATTTGTATCAGATAATGCAGTTGTGTTACTACTACCCATCCTAAGTATATTACCTATTAGCGGAGGTGTTTGTGTGGTTACTGTGTTAATATTTGCAGATGTCCAAAAAATTGATTGGAAAGTACCATTGCTTACATGAGTAGGAAAATCAAATACCAACTTCATTGAAGATGCAGAACTAAAAGCACTCTCAGCTATATTAATTGTACCTCTATATATATCTGTGCCAGCATAAGTTGCATGTCTATGCGCCCATCCAATTGTATTACCAAGTACTCTATTTGTTGATACGCTTTCTGCTGATGCTGATGAAGTTAAATACATGTTACCAAAAAGACTAAAATATCCAGTTCCATCATATGCAGGTACTTGAAATTTAGCGTGCGACATATAATAATTAAATAATGTCCAGTATTTGTTAAGTGAATTTGTAATTAAATTTTCTCCTTCGCATTCCTCAACTTTTTTACCTGATTTAGCATTAAACAACTCAACTTTATAATGTCCAGTTATACTTTGTGCAGGTTTAATACATTTAACTTCTTCTGTAACTCCTGTTTCATAATTTCTATATGTTTTTATTATTTCTCTCACCAGATAGAACCTCCTTTCACAACTGTCAATTCATCAATCCAACCATTAAAATCATCGCTTGTGAGATGCCTACCAATATATAATTCTGCTGGAAAATCAGGTATTGTTCCTGTTACACCTGAAGATGAACCGATACATGTTGTATTTTTCGTAACTCTAACAATATTATTATTTTTTGAAGCATTGACATGATACCACGTGTTTACTGCCCATGCTGTAGCACTGCTTGAACAAACAACAATTGAACTTCCATTATCAAAAGCATCAAAATTTAATTTTCCTGACCCCGCAGAACTCATTCTAACATACATTCTATAGTGATTGTCTGAATCTGTAGCCTGAGACAATATTGTGTAAGTATTTACCGAAACAGTATTAAATCTAATCCATGCATCAATAGAAAAATCCCCACTTCCAAAATCCCAATCTGCATGATCTGCACTTGAAACATAGTCGCCCGTTCCATCTAACAATAATGATGCAGAACCAAATGTTTTTTGTGCTGTATCAATTTGAGCATCACCATTTGCAACCATTGTATGTCCTGTTGTTGAACTATCAATTATTGTTGTTGTGCCATCGTCACCTTCAAAATGACATAATAAAACTGTTTCAACCGTAGATGTTACAACTGAATCTGTTATAGTAGATACTGTTATAGTAGATACTGTTTCAGTACATGTTGTAGCAGGATAAGCTACACCACCAGTACTAACAGCATGTATCCTTATTGGCTGTAAAAATGCCATAGATTACCACCGCCTTTATACCTCTGTTACAACAACAATCGTTGTGTTTGCTTCAGTAATTCCACCAATTTGACCCGTATAATCCGTAATTTCAACACTGCCACCATTACCTGACCTAGTAGATGTATCTTCAGCAAGAACAAAATTAAATAATGTCGTACTTGCTGTTGCTCCATATCTAACCAGTACTGGTTCAGTTCCTACATTTTGTAGTGTTATACTATTTCTATTAGAATTTGAAGCTGCAATTTGAACGCTTGATGTTGCTACAGTTACCAAAGATATTGTTGGTTCTGCACTAGTTTTTTTGTCTATAACCGATATCGTGCCATTTAATACAGTACTTACTTTTGTTACATTTGCAATCTCAGTGACAGTTATAACGCTAGCTATAGTTGTTACTGTGTCAACTACATCAACAGATGTAATATTATTCAACTCTGTAATCGTTACCACGCTTGCTATACTTGTTACGGTATCTACAACATCAATACTTGTAACATTATTAATCTCAGTAATAGTAATAATACTTGCAATTGCCGTTACTGTATCAACAACATCTATACTTGTTACATTATTTAACTCGGTAATTGTTACAATACTTGCTACACTAGATATTGTATCAACTACATCAACAGATGTAACATTGTTTAATTCAGTTATGGTAATAACACTTGCAACGCTTGATACTGTGTCAATCACATCTACACTTGTAATGTTATTTAATTCTGTGATAGTTATTACTGATGCAATACTAGATATTGTATCGACAACATCGACAGATGTTACATTTTGTAATTCTGTGATAGTTATAATACTTGCTACACTTGATATTGTATCAACTACGTCAACACTTGTAATATTATTTAACTCAGTAATTGTAATTATGCTTGCTACACTAGATATTGTGTCAACTACATCAATTGATGTTACATTATTAAGTTCAGTAATTGTTATTACACTTGCAATCGCTGTTACTGTGTCAACTATATCAACAGATGTAACATTTTGTAACTCTGTTATAGTTATCACTGATGCAATACTAGATATTGTGTCTACAACGTCTATTGAAGTAACATTATTTAGTTCAGTTATAGTTATCACGCTTGCTATTGATGTTACTGTATCAACCACATCAACGCTCGTAACATTATTTAATTCTGTAATTGTTATCACTGATGCAACACTAGATATTGTGTCTATTGTGTCAACACTTGTAACATTTTGTAACTCTGTTATTGTTCCTACTGCTGAAAGAATACTAATTGTATCAATCACATCTACACTTGTAACATTATTTAATTCAGTAACAGTAATTACGCTTGCAACGCTAGATACTGTGTCAACTACATCAACACTTGTAACATTATTAAGCTCCGTAATTGTTACAACGCTTGCTATGGTTGATATTGTGTCAACAACATCAACACTTGTCACATTACTAAGTTCTGTAATTGTAACAACGCTTTCAACCGTTGATACGGTAACGACGTTTTGAATGGTTGTTACTGTATCTAATATACCATCTGAAACACTAACAGTTAAATCATTTACAGATAATGTTATATCTCCAGATTCAATTGCTACACCTAGCAAATATGTTCCATCTCCATGATCTGTTAATTTAACAGGTTTTCCACTCATATGAGTAAAAGTATCAGCCATCTATAATCCCTCCCTGCATATTACTTTTTATATTGCTAATTCTAATATTACCAACTTGTTATTGTAGCCTTTTTCCATGTATCCGTTGCAGTACAAACATATATTGAATCTGCATCAATGTATATTTGACCTGTTGTTCCTGATGCAGTAGATAATGTTATTGTGCTAAAATTTGTTACTGTAATTAAATTATTTACAGTTATTGCATCAACTGTAACAGTAGGTTCAAGTGATACCGTTATATTATCGCCAATTATAGAGCCACTATTGCTTGATATTGTAATTTGATTTGATGCACCAATAATTGTTCCCAATGTTGCAATAGATACTGTTACATTGCCACCAATAACACTACCACTATTACTTGATGCTGTGAGAGGATCACCTCCAATTATCATACCAAGTGTTGCAATAGAAACGGTTACATTGCCACCAATTACGCTTCCACTATTACTTGATGCTGTTAATGGATCGCTTCCAATTATCATACCAAGTGTTGTAATAGAGACAGTTACATTACCACCAATAACACTACCACTATTGTTAGATGCTGTTAATGGATCACTTCCAATAATACTTCCTAATGTTTCTATTGAAACGGTTACATTGCCACCAATAACGCTACCACTATTGTTAGATGCTGTAAGTCCACTAGAACCAATTATGCGCCCCTTGGTTAATGCTGGCTCCAATGCGGATGTGGCATTATCTATATATGTTTTTGATGCTTTCTGTGAAGCAACTTTTGTATCACTGTTACCAGCCATTGTTGTATCAGTATCAACATGACCATATGTTAAATCTCTTGGCATATTAACTACCTCCCTTAATTTTAATTATAAAAAAAGAGACACAATGTGTCTCTTGTAATTTATATCAATCAATACCGTTTTTATCATATTGATTTACAAGGTTATAAAATGTAGATTTCGTTAAACCGAGTTTTTTAATTGCATCTACAGCTGTATATTTTTTATCTTTCCATTCAAAATAAACTTTTTCAAAGTTTTCAGGAAATTTAGCTTTTGGTCTTCCCAAATGTACTCCTTTGTTTTTTGCAACTTCTAATCCTTCTCGTTGTCGTTGCAACATGCAATCCCTTTCAAACTGTGCAAGTGCTCCCCATATTGTATAAATCAATTTTCCTTGAGGTGATGAAGTATCAATATTCTCTTTGAGACTTATTAGTTCAACATTCTTTTTGGATAATATATCAGCTATTTCAATTAAATCCTTTGTACTTCTAGCTAATCTTGACAAACTTTCAATATACAAAGTATCGCCATCTCTTAGATATTCCATCATCTTTTTAAATTCTTCCCTATCCATGTTTTTACCACTCTTTTTCTCAATGAAAAATTTATCAATACCAATATTTCTTAATGCGACTTCTTGCCGTTCTACATTTTGTTCTATTGTTGATACTCTTATATAACCTATCTTAGACATATGTTTATATCCTCCCTTTATAATTATATAATAATTATATCAGAAGTGTTTGTAAAACTCCATTTATTTAATAAACGTTTATAAAATTATTTTTTAAGTTTTATAGACTTGTGAAATCTAGTTTTTTACTTTGTCCATAAAGGAGTGCCTTTATGGACTATTTTGTTTCTTTAGGTTTAGTTGGCTTCTTCTCCTTTGGTACGATTACTTTATCTAAATCAACAATTACATTATGTTCTTGCTCATTCCAAGTGTATTCTGATTTTGTCAATAATGCTGAATAACATTTCAATCCATTGTATGGGCCCTTTATTGCATTTTTAGGAATATCATAATCCATACCTGATACAAATTGTAAACCAACAGCATTTACAAGAGATACTATATCACTTGTTTTCATAAATGGATGATCTAATGTCATAACTATGTATCCATCAGGTTTAATTAATTCTTTAAAATTTTTCAACACTTTTAAAGCATGTTCTGGTATATGCTCAAATACAGACAAGCAAAATATTTTATCAAAAGATTCTGGTTCAAAATTATTTTCTATGTCATTTAAATTGATTCTCTTATAAATTAATTTGTCATTGCCTTCTAATTGTTCAATTCGTTCATCAATATCAATTGCATAACATATTTTAACACGTTTTGAAGCATATAACTTGAATGGATGTTCTATTCCACAAGCAGCATCAAGAATTATATCATTTTTATTTAAAAATTGTGCTGCAAAATGATATTCATAACCACGGCTCCACCATTCATCCGGCACATAAAAATCATCCATTTGTTTTAATTGTTTATCTAAATACGTAAAATATCTACTTTCTAAATTCATATAATCAACCCTTTCCAAGCTAACTTTTAATATCAATTTTTCGTATCATTCATTATTTTCCAGCAATGTTTTTATTGCTATTATTTGAGACAATGAACCATTAACTAACTCCTGTTTTTCTTCACTTAATTTTTTAGGTGAATAAGCAAGATAATTTTTATCATGATATTCAAGACATTCAATTGCATAAAGTGTATCTAAATATGATTTAATATAGTTTATACTTTTTAAAATATCTTTTATAAGAACATTACTTATTTCAGTTTTTAAGTTATTTATCTCATTTCCACATTCACAAATAGATTTACAGCAATTAGGACAATATTTTATATGCGCCATGTTATTAATCTCCATTATTAAAAAATTTAGCTGCTTTTTCAATGTCTGCATCTCTATACATATGCTCACAAGGATAATGTGTGTCAACCCACATTTCAAATCCTGCTACATACGCACGAATTGAAAAAGCTCTATCTTCGCCCCAAAAACTAACATTTGGTATAGGATTATAATTTACACCTCTTTCATATACGCTTCTATGTATCAAGATGCAAGCTCCGGTTCCACCACATTTATATATACCAGGTATTTTCCATTGTTCCATTGTTCCCTGAAAAAATTTATAATGGTCAAAGTCCCATGCGTTGGGTTCTTCTTTGCCTGATTTTGTCCAATCTGTCCAAAATATTTCAGCAATAATATCTTTACCTGATTCTATCAAACCAAGAAGTGTTTCAGGCTGAATTAATAAATCAGAATCAACAAAAAATACATAGTCATAACCATTATTTAATACAGCCTGAATAATCTCATTTTTTATAAAGGTTATAATTTGGAGGTTTTTACTTTTCCAATGATGCGTTTTGTCATCAACAATATATTCTTCATCCGTATGCATTATATGGACATTATCACTAGGTAATAAATATTTCTTTAATTCGTCTGAATTATGTAATATGAATAATCGTTGTAAATTAACATAGTCTGGAACAATAAGTCTATTTAATGATTCTACGTGTAATTTAAACTTTTCTTCTGTTTGTCGTGCAGGAACAGCTAATAATATATTCAATTTTTTACTTGCTG